TTGGGTGAAATAGTCGCTCAAGGCGCTAAATTGGGAATTGCTAATAAGGACTTACAAAGCTTTGCCCAGAGTGCAGGCGAAATGAGTATCGCTTTAGGGATAAGTGGCGAGGAAGCCGGGCAAATGATGGCACACTGGCGAACGTCGATGGGGTTATCGCAACAACAAGCGGTATTATTGGGCGATGCGGTCAATACCTTAGGCGATAACATGAATATTTCTTCCACGGATTTGGGGGAAGTTATCCGCAAGGAAGGTTCTTATGCGATGTCGGCGGGTTTTTCTGCGGCGCAAACGGCGGCCTTAAGCGCGGCTTTGCTCAATTCTGGCACCCCTGCCAAGCAAACAGGTATGATTTTCAAAGGCATGACCGGCGCACTACTGGCAGGGGAACACGCCACCAAAGCCCAAGCAAAAGCCTTTGAAGCACTCGGAATTTCATCAACCGATGTTACGGCAAAGATGAAAACCGATGCCGTCGGTGCGTTAAACGATGTTTTGGCGGCTGTCGCTAAACAGCCCAAGGAATTGCAGGGCGGTATTATCGGCAATCTGTTCGGCCCTAAAGCCAAAGAACCTATATTGGCGTTATTGGCAAACACGCAAAGTTTATCAAAGGCATTAAACATCGTCGGCAAAGAAAGCAATTATGCGGGCGCTAATCAGGAAGAAGCCGGGAAGAAATCACAGACAGCGGCCAATCAAATGATTATGGCGGCTAATTCGACATCAGAGCTTGGCGTGATAATCGGACAGGCTTTATTGCCGACTTTGAAAAGCTTAACGGCAGGATTTAGCACTGTAGCTGGATGGCTTGCTTCTTTATCAACCAGCTTCCAGCCGGTCATTTCAGTAGTTGCGGGTTTGGGTGCAGGCTTAATCGCGTTAAAAGTGGTGATGCTGGCAGGCGGTTTCGCCGCCACGTTTATTTCCGATGCCTGGACGCTGGCAAGCGGCGCAATAGCCTTTTTTACCAGCGGCACGGCGGCATCAACAGCGGCTATGGTCGGCCAAAAGCTAGCGGTGGCAGGACTCTGGGTGGCACAGCAAGCAATGGCCGCGTGGACAGCAACTTGTACGGCGGCGCAATGGCTTTGGAATGTGGCCTTATCGGCGAACCCGATAGGCTTGGTGGTGATCGGTATTACCGCGTTCGGGGTTTTAGCCTATACGGTTTATAAAAACTGGGAACCGATTGCGGCCTGGTTTAAAGGTGTTTGGGCCACGATGGCGGCAGGTGTTGGGGGGATGGTTGCCAGTGTTACCGGCGCATTTTCATCTATGGCGGCCACGGTGCGAGGCATTTGGGAATCATTAATAAACTGGCTTAGTGCCAAGTTTGCCCAGATCGGCGCGGCGGCTAATGGATTGATTGCGACAGCGCAAACGATTGGCAATACTGTTGCCAAAGTTGGAAATTTAATGACCACGCCATTATTCGGCAAAGGCGCAGCGGTAGGCGCGGCGATGGCGGCCACAGTGGCCGTGCCTGCCCATGCAACCCCATTGCCACCGATGAACACCGGGAAGCATCCACCTTCAGTGATGTATAACAATAACAACACGATTCATATCACCCAAAAATCTGGGGAAGATTCCAAAGACTTGGCGGATCGCGTCATGAAGACGATAGAAAATAAGCAAGCCGCCGATAAGCGTGGGCGTTTGCATGATTAGTCGTATTGAAACGGTAGAGACGCAATATTTTGCGTCTCATTCTGCGGCCAAAAGAGACGCAAGATTTTGCGTCTCTCAGGGAGTCGAAGCATGTTAGGGATTATGATGCAATTAGGCGCGTTCAAGTTTTCTCTGAGTACGGCGGCTTATCAAGCCTTCTCGCATTCAACCAGTTTTAGATGGCAAGGCATTGAACGCTACGGGCAAATTCCGGCGCAGCAATACACAGGCCCCGGTGAAGAGTCCATTACGCTCAGCGGCGATATTTACCCCTCATTTGCGGGCGGTACCGGGCAGTTGAACAGTATGCGTGCGGAAGCCTACAAAGGCACGGCGCTAACGCTGGTAGACGGCAAAGGCTTTGCCTGGGGCAAATGGGTGATCTTATCAATCGAAGAAGCCCAAGAAATATTTTTTGACGATGGCACGCCCCGAAAAATGAGCTTTAATTTAAAACTGACGCGCTACAATGAAGATGTAGCACTATCGAAGGGCGGTAGCAGTGGCAGCGGCATTAATGCCAGCGATATTCGCACAGTCACGATCAACGATGACGCGGCATGGCTAAAGAAGATGAAAAATGAACCGCCCGTTACTCCGGATAACGGTAAATGGGCCGATAAGGCCGATTTTAAAGTGACGAGGGTTAAATGACGCAATACCGCACTAAAGACAACGATATGCTGGACGCGATCTGTTTCAAGTTTTACGGCAGGCAATCGAAAGCGGTTGAAATCGTTTTTGAGGCGAACCGTGGACTTGCCGACATCGGCCCGGTGTTGCCATCCGGTTTGATAATTGAATTACCGGAGATACCGGCGGTGGATACCGTGGCGGCTATTCGGTTATGGGATTAGTAATCCTATGCAATTCCTCACGCAAAACTTTACGCACTATTTCGTCCAATGGCTCCGGGTTTTCAATACACCCGCGCAGCGTTTCATTGATCAATGTTTGATAGCCCTTGCTGCCTGTTTTAGCCCGCGCACGGAAGGCCAGCAATATATCATTATCAATGAAAATGGAAATACGGGTTTTGCTATTTTCGGCTTGAAGTTTAGCCAGATGCGGTACTTCACTGGCTCGTTTGGCATTGGAAAAATCATATTCTTTACGCATAGCGGCTGGCCTCTTTTTTGGTTGGTTTACGGGCAGAAATCAAGCGAATTGAATCGCCACGAAGGGTATAGACGACAACCAGCAAGCGTGCCTGACTACTCATGCCCAATAATACCCAGCGATTTTCACCGATGGCGTCAATGTCCTCAAAAACCAGCGCATGAGGATCAAGCAGGCAGCTTGCCGCTTCAACAAAATAAACGCCATGTTTTTTTAGATTACGCGCGTATTTTTCGGGATCTGATTCAATTTCCATGTTTTAAATTATATATATTTTGTATGTATTTTTCAAGAAATCATGAACCCGCAATTTAAAATCATAGCTGAAGGCGTAAATATTACCCAACAGATCCAGCAACGCTTGATTAGCCTACGGACAACCGACGAATCCGGCATGAAAAGCGATTGCCTAAGTCTTGAACTCGATGACCGGGACGGCAAACTGGAACTACCCCGGCACGGTGCAAAGCTTTCTGTATCGCTAGGCTACGAGCAAACCGGCCTCACCAAAGTGGGTGATTATGCGGTGGATACCGTGGCGGCTATTCGGTTATGGGATTGAATGCGATGATTATGAATACTATTGATGAAAAATGGGAAAGTTTCAAACGTGATGTAATTCCAAAAGATGCAAGTCCAATTCAATTAAGGGAAATGAAATTAGCTTTTTATGGCGCAATATTTTCATTTTTGGAAATGCTAAAGAAAAATATCAACAATCCTCAGTTAAGCGAAGACGCAAGTATTGCCTTAATAGAAACATGGGAGAATGAGATTCAATTATATTTCAAAGAATATAACGAATTGCCAAACTCATGAACCCGCAATTTAAAATAATCGCTGAAGGCGTAAATATTACCCAACAAATCCAGCAACGTTTGATCAGCCTGCGGACAACCGATGAGGCGGGCATGAAAAGCGATTGCATGAGCCTTGAACTCGACGATAGAGACGGCAAACTGGAACTGCCCCGGCACGGTGCAAAGCTTTCTGTATCCCTAGGCTACGATCAAACCGGCTTATCCAAGATAGGCGATTATTTTGTTGATGAAACCAGCGTGGCAGGCTGGCCGCAAACGATGACCATTTCCGCCAAAGCCGCCGACTTAACCGGATCAGAAACAGGCGACATAAAATCATCCCTAACCCGCAGCTTCGACAATATCCGCTTTGGTGAGCTGGTAACAACGATAGCCGGTGAAAGCGGCATGACCGGGAAAATATCGGCCACGTTAGCGGATATTTTATTCACGCATTTAGACCAGACCGAAGAATCGAACCTGCATTTATTAACGCGCCTGGCTGAACAGCATAACGGCGTGGCGAAAGTCACTAATGATTTATTGATTGTCGCCAAAGCCCTGGAAGCCAAAAGCATGAGCGGCATGAATCTGGATACGATTATCGTCAATAAGGTACAGGTGTCCGATTACCGGGCCAGCATTACGGATCGCGATGCTTATGCTTCAGTCACCGCCACCTGGCACGATAAAGCCACGGCCAAGATTTACACCGTGCAAACCAGCAAAGACAAACCGGCGTTTATTATCCGGCATACTTACGAGTCGGAAGAAAAAGCCATTGAAGCGGCCAAGGCGAAGCTTGAAGCATTGAACCAGGGCACTAACACGGTGGAAGTGAGTTTGGCCCTTGGCAACCCCAATTTGTTCGCAGAATCGCCTTTGATACTGGTTGGCTTTCGTCAGGGTGTGTCTGGTACAACGTGGGTGTGTAATCGCGTGGAGCATTCTTTCAGCAATGCGGGGTTTAAGACTTCGTTGTCTGGGGAGTCTAAGAAGTCTTGATTATTTATTGATTTCGTAGGGACAGGTCGCGACCTGTCCCTACTCAGGGAAAAAATCAACATCAATCATTTGCTCAAATGTCCACGGGCAAACTTCAGGAACTTTTTCTTCATAAACCCCGGTTTCTAACACAAAATACCTGACAGCATCTATCCAGCATTCCGGCAATTCTTCTTCAGCTTTAGTTTTTAGGCTTGGGCTATCTTCAAAAATGTCAGATATAAAATCACGATAATATCTGATAACCATTAACCAGTTACGGCAGCGGCTTCCAGACATATATTGATACCTGAGTAAGTGCTGTAGCAAGGTTGTTAAAAACCGTTCAAGATGCCTTCTGTTGCTGTTTCCCAGGCATTCTATTTCATCAAGCAAGTTAACATAGTCAATCTCATAATTCCTTCCATCCCGCATTAATTGGGCTTGTTCTTGTGTCCAGGCATAAAAATCAGTTTCGTAAGTCATTTCTTATCCGGAAATAATGCACTACTAAAAAAACCATAAAAAAGTATGGTGAAATAAATCGTAAAGAGATAAATCCAGCCTAAATCTTTCGTTCGCACAAATAAATCATGCCCAGATAGAAAATAGGCAATAGGGAATTGCAACCCGGCCAGTATTGAAATTATTAAACGTTTTGTTTTATCCATCTCAGCCTCCTTTCACGCATTGTTACTTGAATTTGTTGATGATGTTCTTCTATTCTGTCTAATATTTTGTTTATCTCGACTGTATGTTCTTTTATTTTGTCCAGAGCAAT